AATCTAAAATCTAGTGAAAGTGTTTTAAATGTTGCTTTCTCAGATATTAGGGATGAGAGTAATACTTCTTATTCAAGTCAAGAAGCTTTTGAAAATTGGTATTCCAGTAGTACGGGTTTTAGTACGGCTACAGGCGGAAGTGTAGCTAACATAGTTTATTTTATTGCTAGTAAATCGGATTTCCCAACTTCAGTAGGTGGTGTTATTACCTTATTGGATAACGCAACTTATTATGTAACTACAACGGTTGATTTATTAGGTGATAGAATTGTATCAGGTCAGAATTCAGTTATTTTAGGTTTTAGTTCGGAAAATTGCTATTTAAAATCTACTGGTTTAAATTCTGCAACTGCTTTAATTACTTCTAATTATTCACTACCTATTAGAAACATATCTTTCACGCATGATAAAGTATTCGACTTAGATGGTGATGGTGTAACAACTGCGCTCGATTGGTTTGGTATCAACTTTGTAGATTGTGCAACGGTTGGAACGATTAAAGACTATTCTAACTTTGTTATGGGTGATTCTGCATTCCTTAATTCAAGTGGAATGACATTCGATGGAAGTATTGGTACTATTGCATTCGGTAACTGTTTATTTGATACTTCTACTAGTGGTACTGCTATAATTTTACCAAGTACATTAACAGTTTCAAGAAGGTTTAGAATAATTTATTCTTCATTTGTTACTTTGTCGGGTGAATCGTCTATAAATGTTTCAAGTTCAGCAACTATTGGAAATGAAAGATATATTCTAGATACTGTTAATTTTAGCGGTGGTGGTTCTTATATTTTAGGAGTAGACCAAACATCAAATAAAACTTTATTTACAAATTGCGTAGGTATTCAAAACACAACTACTAGAGGTTTTTATTACATGGTTAACAATACAACAGATACACCTATTGGAGTGCCTAACGTTAATGTGTGGGTAAAAGCTTTAGGAACAACAACTGCAGATTCAAATAATTCTAAATTTACACATTCAAATAATAGACTAACTTATACTGGAGCTTTTAACACTTCTTTTTTAGTTACTGTAAATACTGCGGTAAGGTCGGGAGCATCTAATCAGAATATTAGTATAGGAATAGCAAAGAATGGAAGTATATTACCTAACTCAGAAATGACAATTAGAACATCAACAAGTAATCAAGAGCATCCTGGTTCTACTCAGTATCAAATTGATTTAGTAACAAACGATTACGTTGAGTTATTCGTTAAAAACAATCAATCAACGGATGTGAGAGTTTCAGATTTAAATTTCTCAGTAGTCAAAATTTTAGTATAATAAGACATAAAAAAACCCTTAGCGATTAAACTAAGGGTTTTTTATTTAAAGGGTTACAAGCTTATCTATTTCTTGCCTTGTATAACCACTATTTAATAATGTTGATATTGCGTCTGCTTTCATTTTAAAGTTTTCAGCTAATTGTTTGTCGTTATCTTTCATAACTTCGATATGTGAATAGTCTAACTCCAAAATCAAACCTTGTGCCGTTAAACCTAATCTATTACTCAAATTAAAACATAATTGTTCAGATTCAGGAATAACACGATTTTGATATGTTTGTCTTAAAGCTTCATTCATATTTGAATACTTAGCATTATTAAGATTTGAGTAAATATCTGCATTATGTCCGTAGGCATCAATAATTGATTTAAAATCTGCTTCTACTTCTTCAAATAATAGCAAGTCTTTTGTTGGGTAACTCATAGACTGCCAGCTCAAAGGTGAACCAGTCATAATAAGTGAGCTTTGCCCATCGTGAATACCGTAATCATTTGAATGTTGAGCTTCTATTCTTTGACGTTCTGCAACGTTTAACGGAATTCCCCCGCTTTGGTCTTTACTTGCACTTGAAAGAATACCTAAAGCACCTGACTTAACTATAATTTTATTTCTAAATCCGTATGCACCTCTTATATTTGATATAGGCATAGTTAATGAATGTAACGGACTTAACCCCATTAAAGGGTTGTTAGGGTTAATTATTTGCGAAAATATAACATCATTTACTTCATACGGTGTTAGTGTTCCATCGTTTTCCTTTACTTCGTATCTTTCTATAATATCTTCAATCTTCGTTTGTTTTACATATTTACCAGTTTTAACAACCTTAACCATTGCAGAGTTAAGATTTATTAAAGCAGATGGAAAAGCACTCTTATAAGCTCTATTAATGTAAATAAATTGATTACCATAGATATTTTTCTGTATTTGATAATCCATTAACCAACTATTCTGATTCTGTATTGCGTTTGGATTCGCTAATAACTTTAAAGCTTCATGATTTTCTTGCACTTCACCTTTTAAGTTTTTAACTACAAAACGACCATTCGACAACATTTGAGCATCTTTATTGATTACAATAGATAGTTGTGGAGTAGTACGATATAGTTCAAACTCATTGTCGTTAATAGTTACATACTGCTCCTTAATGGTTGAGTAGTTTTGATTTAAGTAATTTAAAGGATTCGTTTTTGTATATTGATTAGTACCTAATCTGTAAATACCTTGTCCTATAACCTGAAGAAAATTCATATAAATATATTTTTTTAACAAATTTACATATTATTATCAAAAATTGATTAATTTTGTTAAAAGATTAACACTCTATGAAAAAAGAAGTTAAAGAAATTAATGTTAAAAAGCTAAAAGAAGCTAAGTTAAAAACTATTGAATCAAATAAAATCGTTAAGAAATGACAATAAAAGAAGTTATTGAAAGAAAAGCAGAATTAAAAGCTTTAAAACGATTGCAGATAAAACATTCTGAGGGAGTTAATAATACTATCCAAAATAAATCTATTACTGTTAAGGGTAAAAAACCTATGAAAGATGGTAATGAATTAGAATCTTTGACTGTAAAAATAGTTGGTAACACTTATAATTGGTTAGATTCACATGGTGATATGCACGTTGAGGGTTGTTTCACTAAGTCAATTAAAGAGAATTTAGATAAAATCTATCATTTAGATAACCATAAACATTCATTTGGTGATATAGTAGGTAAATTTGAAGCTATTGAAGAACTACCGATTAAATGGTCTGATTTAGGAGTTTCAAAGTCAGGTAATACAATTTGCTTAGTTGGTACTTCTGAGATTGAAGAAGATTACAATTGTAAAGTATTTGAAGCTTATAAAGAAAATAAAATCAATCAACATTCAGTTGGTATGCAATATGTCAAAATGGATTTAGCAGTAAATTCAAACGATATTAACGCAAAGGAAGAAAAAGCAACGTGGGATAAATACTATCCTTTACTTGGTAACCCTGAAAGAGCTGATTCAGAGGGTTATTTTTGGGTTGTTAAAGAAGCAAAACTATTAGAGATTTCAGCTTTATTGTGGGATGGAAGTAATTCACTAACTCCAACAATAAGTATAGATATTGAGCCATCGGAAGATACTCAAAAACCAGAGCCATCGAAAGATACTCAAAACGAACAAAAACAATTTTTTATTAATTTATTAAACAAGTAAACAAATGAACAAATTTGAATTATTCCTACAAACGAAAGGAATTACAAGTGAAGTATTCGCTACTAAATCTGCTGAGGAAATGGCTGGTTTATACAACGAATTTAACGCAGAAGTTTCTAAAGAGATTGAAACTTTAGTATCTACAAAAGCTGACAAAGTAGCTATTGAGAAAATGGTTGATGAGTTAAGAAACTCTCAAATGGAGCAAATGAAGTCTTTAAATGAAGCTATGAAAGAATTAGGTCTTTCTATTAAAGCATCAACTGAAGCTCCACAAGTAGTAAAAGAATCTTCTATTAAAGAAGCTCTTAAATCTAATGTTGATTCAATCAAAGGATTGAAAGACTCTCCATCTGCTCCTTGGGTTTCTATGGAAGTAAAAGCAGTAGGTACAATGTTAGAATCTGCTAACGTATCAGGTGGTAATGTTCCAGTTGAGCAACGTATTCAAGGTTTAAACACTATTGCATCTCGTAGAATTAGATTAATGGATTTAGTTTCTAGAGGTAGAGCTACTTCAAACATTATTTCTTGGGTTTACCAATCAGGTAAAGAAGGTTCTGCTGGTGGTACTGCTGAAGGTGATACTAAAAATCAAATTGATTTCAATTTAGTTGTTGCATCTCAAGCGGTTGTTAAACGTACTGCATTTATCAAAGTATCTACTGAGATGTTAGATGATATTGATTTCATCGAATCTGAAATTAACAACGAATTATTGAGAGAGTTAAACAAAGATGTTGAATTAACTGCTTATTCAGGAAATGGAACTGCTCCAGCTATGAACGGAGTTAGAACTACTGCTACTGCTTTTGCTGCTGGTGATTTCGCTTTAGCTATTGATAACGCAAATGAGGCTGATGTTTTAACTGTTGCAGTTAATCAAATTGCTATTGCTGACCAACCTGAACCTACTGCTATCTTATGTCATCCAACTGATATTGCTAAATTGTTAGTGATTAAAGTTAGTTCTACAGATAAACGTTACGTTGATAGATTGCAAATGGTTGCTGGGCAATTGTCTTTAGATGGTATTCCAATTATCAAAACTACTTTAGTAACTGCTGGAACTTATTTAGTTGGAGCTTTCAACTTAGCTACTCTTTATGATTTAGGCACATTATCTGTACAAATGGGTATTGATGGAAACGATTGGACTAAAAACCTTCGTACTATCATCGCCGAGTATAGAGGTGCAATGGTTGTTAAAAACAACGATAGAACTGCATTCGTTAAAGGTACTTTCTCAACTGATAAAGCTGCTTTAGAAACTGCATAATATTAATATAGGGAGTTTGAAATATAACTCCCTTAATTTTACCAACTATGGCGAAGAAAGTTATTAATAGCGAAGTAAAAGAAAGTGTTGAGTTAAATCATTTTGAAGGAGAATTAGAATTTGAATGTACTGGTAAATCTAAACACTTACCAATCAATTTAAAGGTTAATTTACACTTTGATTTAGCTAAGTTGTTTAAACGTTTAGGATATATTAAGTAATGAGTATTGTTTTAAATAGTGATTTTGTAGGCAAATATGAACTAACATTAACTCAGTATAATACTGCTTTAATTGATAGCTACATTGCTAAATACGAAAAGGAATATCTAATTAAATTGTTAGGTAAATCTTTATATGATTTGTTTATAGCTGATTTAGTTAGTGGAGTTCCTCAAACAACTATTTATGAAGCAATATTTGAGCCTTTATACATTGATTTATTTTGTGGATTTTCTGAATCTAACGGAATAAAAGAAATGTTGATAGGGTTTATCTATTACCATTACACACTAGACACACAACAACAACAAACTTCAGTAGGAGTTACTGCTCCAAAAAGTGAAAATTCTGAAGGTGTAAACTTGAATAGTATATCAATTAGTAGATTTAACGACAACGTACAATCTTATAAAACTATTCAAAGATACATTAAACAAAATTCAAGTGATTACCCTACATTCAACGGTAAAGATTTAAAATACGAATACTTTTTATGAGTAAAGACATTTTTGATATAGTACAAGATGAAATAATTGATAAACTAGATTTAACTGTTAAGGTTATTTCTGTTTCAAATGTTGGTAATACTTTTACTATTGAATTATGCAATAATAAATGGGTTCGTCCTAATCAATATCTAAATGATGGTACACATAATTGGTTAATAACTGCAATTAATTCAGTCGGAATTATTACTGCAACAAAACCAACTGGAGCAACAAACATAACTAAACGTCAAATATTAACTATTAAAGCACCTACTTTTATGTCAGGTACTAAATTAGCAGTTAATAGTGAATGGTTAAGTTTGACAAATGATATGCGAAATAAATTACCATTGATTTGGTTACTTGAATCTGTTGATGAGCAAGAGTTCGGAGTTAAATCGTCTATTGAAAGAAAATCTAAAATACGAGTTCTATTTTTAGATGATAATAACCCTAAACAATACCTTATCAAAGATTATCGTAAAAATGTAGTAAGTCCGATGTTGGGGTTAAAAGATAGCTTTGTCGATGCTATCAATAAGAATCTAATTTTCGATTACATTGAAAGTTGGAGTACAAAACCGTTTACTCGTTTCGGTACTGAAAATGAGAATGGATATTTAAAGAATATACTAGATGCTGATTTGTCAGGAGTACAACTAGATATAACTTTACCTATCTACAAAAGAAAAGAATGTAAATGTTAAATTTTTAAAATTATAAAAAATGAGTGATTCTTGTTTATGTGGTGTTGGAATGAATAATACAGGTTTAGCTACTTGTTTACCAGCATTCAAAAAAACTACTGGTTTATTCTTAGTTCCTTTATTTGCGAACGATGGAACTAGAAACAGTATTGATATGTCTACAACTATTGATTTAGATGCTAAATTAAAACACGCAGATAAATCTAAACGTTTTTATCCTATTCAGGACTTGAAAGACGTTGAGCTTCCAGTTGCAGATACTAAGTTTAAAACTTACAAAGATGGAACTAAACGCAAATTAGCTGATGGAGTTCGTTCATTCAAAGCTACTATGCCTGAAGCTTCATCTGTATTAATTGGTAAATTACAAGGTGTTTCTTGTGAGAAATTCGGAGTTTATTTATTCGATATTGATGGACAGTTAAGAGGTTTGAAAGATGGTACTTTACTTTACCCAGTTGAAATTGGCGGATTTGATGCAATATTCAAAGATGCTACTGACGATGAAGTAAATGAAGGTATGATTCAATTCGATTTCGATATTTTATTGAAAGTATCTAAGTTTTGGATTTTGTCAAGTACTGACTTAAACGTAAACCCTAATGAAACAAGCGGTTTAATTGATGCTAATTTAACAGAGGTTTCAAGTGGTGCAACATCAACAGTATTAAATATTAGTTCTGATTTCGGTTCAGGTGTAGCTACAAACCCTACTCCTATTGTTGGATTGGTTACTGCAGACTTTTCAGCTTATAACGATACAGATTTAAGTTCGGTCACTTTAACAGTTGCAGAAAGTACAACAGTAGACGGTGAATATACACTTACTTACACTTCTCAAACGTCTTTAGACTTGGTAACTATTAAAGTATTACCAGCTTCAGGATTTGAAGGAAGCGTTCAAGTAACTATCTAATGAGATATAAAATTGATTTTAACCCGATTCATTTAAGTATGGATTGGGTTAATTTTAAACAGTTATTCTCACACGTTGACGAAAGCTATTTAAAATCGGAATGGGAAAAAGTAAACGGTAAAATAAAGAAAACAAAAAAGGCTACTATCAACTAGTAGCCTTTTTCTATGTAACACTATTACCAATCCTTATTTAGTAAATTCTTACAATGAACATTCTTTAATCAATAGTTTCCAATTTAGAAACTTCTTGAATTATTCTAATAATATCCTCTTTTATCAAAGTAGCGTTATTCCTTACGCTAACATCATTATTTTCATCGAATCTTATAATTAAGTATTCATCATTTAATATTGGAGTTAACTCTTTTTGTTCATTTGATTCTTTGAATAAATCTTTAAACATTAATATCATTATTATTAATAGTATAAAAAACACTATACAAACCGAAATCATTTTAATTATTATTTCCATAAACTTTTTTTATCCAAAAATACTTACAAAATACTATAATAAATCAACTTGTTAAAATATTAACGTATTAACGTAAATTTGTTTAAATTTGTATTGTGGCTATTGGTAAAACAAAATTAGATGAGTTGATTCAAAGAGGTAAACTTTTAAAAGAGTTATCCGCTTGTCTTC